ATAAACGCAAACTCCGTATGTCTAACATAGGTAAGAAGGATAGACAGTTGTGGTATTCTTATAATGGATACAAGGGTGAGGAACTTATGCCTCACACTAGAATCAAGTTTCTTTATGGTCACTTGATTGAAGAGATGGTACTCGCACTAACTAAACTTGCCGGTCACGATGTGACACACGAACAGAAGCAAGTTTCAGTAGAGGGTATCAAAGGTTCGATGGACTGTAAGATTGATGGTGTACTGACAGATGTTAAGTCAGCCTCACCTTATGGGTTCAAGAAATTCAAGGATGGTTCATTAGTTAATGATGACCCCTTTGGATACATAGACCAAATCAAAGGCTATGCTCACGCAGAGGGTACGACAGATGTAGGTTGGTTAGTAATGGATAAGACTAACGGACATCTAACATACCTCAAGTATGATATGGCTGATGAGTCTCAATGGTACTGGACTAAGCTGAACTTCTTCTCGATAGTAGAAAGAATTAAATCTATCAAGAATATAGTTAGGTTATCTAAGCCACCTAAGAGATGCTATGAACCAGTAGCCGATGGTAAGTCTGGTAATATGAAGCTACCTGTTGGATGTAGCTACTGTTCATTCAAGCACGAGTGTTGGGGTGATGACCTTAGAACATTCATCTATGCTAATGGACCACGCTACTTGATTAAAGTAGAGAACTTACCTAATGTTATAGAGGTGGATAAAGATGGCAACAAAGTTTCGGTCTAAGCTAGAGAAAGAATGTGCAGAAGCACTAGGCAGAGAGTGGAAGTATGAGCCCTGTAGGGTAGCCTATACGATACGAAAGAACTACACCCCAGACTTTGTTAAGGGTAAGTATCATATCGAGGTTAAAGGGTTCTTCCGGAGTGGGGATAGACAGAAGTATAAATCAATTGCTGAACAACTAAAGTTTGAAGGCAAGAGTTTAATCTTCTTGATGCCTCGCCCCGACTCTAAGGTAGCCAAGGGTAATAAGATTACTTATCGTCAGTGGTGTGATAAGTATGATATTAAAATATTTTCAACTAAAGAAATAAAGGAGCTTAAAGAATGGACGAAGAATTAGAAGTTTCTTATAAGGGAGTGCTAGACACTATCAATCCTAGTCACTACAAGCAAGGTAATATTGAGGTCATAGATTTTATATTAGACCAAGATATGGATTACCTAACTGCATCTGTTATGAAGTACATCTGTAGATGGAGACATAAGAATGGTGTGGAAGACTTGAAGAAGGCTCAGTGGTTCTTAGATAAACTTATAGAACACGAGGGAGGGCAGTATGGCTCTGACCCTAGGTGAATTAAAAGAGCGTATAGTTCAAGAGAACATAGACCCTTGTACTCTGTGTGAGGTATTAGATATAACAACAGAAGATATCTTACACGAGTTCGAGGATAAATTAATAGACAAGAGAGAGGAGTTTGAAGATGTTGATGATACCGACTGAGAATTTTGTCTTGCTACAGATAGGTCTACTTATTATAGGAGCGTGGTTACTGTGGAGACACGGAACTAAATGCTATGATAGGGGGATAACTGATGCTGTACTTATGCACAGACAAGGCAGATTAAAATATAATACTTACTTTGATGACAATGGGAAGAAGATGGTGAACATTGAAATCGAACCACTGGAGGATGAATAGTGAACCAATTACCAAATGATTACCAAAACTTTATTGCTCTTAGTAGGTACGCTAGGTGGCTACCTCATAAGAACAGGAGAGAGACTTGGAAAGAAACAGTTTGTCGTTACTTTGATTTTATGGAGTGGCATCTCGAAAGTCATACTAACCAAAAGTTAGTACCTAAGACTAGGAAGATACTTGAAGAAGCAGTATGTAACTTAGAAGTTATGCCTAGTATGAGAGCTCTGATGACAGCAGGTCAAGCTCTTGCTAAGAATAATATAGCAGGATACAACTGTGCTTACCTAAGTGTAGACCACCCGAAAGCATTTGATGAATGCCTATTCATTCTGATGCACGGAACTGGTGTAGGCTTTAGTGTAGAGAGACAGTTCGTTAGAAAACTACCGGAAGTTCCCGAAGAAATTATAGATGTAGAAGATGTCATTGTCGTACAGGATAGTAAGGAGGGATGGCAGTCTGCGTTCCGTAAGTTAGTTACTTATCTATATGATGGTGAGAGTCCTAACTGGGACTTCTCTAAGGTAAGACCTAAAGGTTCTAGACTTAAGACCTTTGGTGGTAGAGCCAGTGGTCCAGAGCCACTACTAGATTTGTTTCACTTCACTACTAATATATTTAACGAAGCAAGTGGGCGTAAGCTCACAAGTTATGAATGTCATAGACTGATGTGTAAGATTGCAGAGGTAGTTGTAGTAGGAGGTGTGCGTAGGTCAGCACTCATCTCTCTATCTAATCTAACTGATGAGCGTATGCGTAATGCTAAGACTGGACAGTGGTGGTCTGATACACCAGAGATGGCATTGAGTAACAACAGTGTATGTTATACAGAGAAGCCAGACATAGGTATCTTTATGAAAGAATGGTTATCATTATATGAGTCCAAGTCTGGTGAGCGTGGTATCTTTAATAGGGAAGCAGCAATTAAACAAGTAGCCACCATAGGAAGGAGAGATACTGAACACGACTTTGGATGTAATCCTTGTAGTGAAATCATACTTAGGGATGGACAGTTCTGTAACTTGACCGAGGTAGTTATAAGAGCGGAGGATAAGCAGAAGGATATACTCCGTAAGGTTAGACTAGCTACCATACTCGGTACATTCCAAGCCTCCCTTACTAGGATGACAAGATTGAGACCTAAGTGGATACAGAATACAGAGGAGGAAGCACTGCTAGGTGTATCACTCACTGGTATTATGGACAACTCATTTATGAATGGTAGTAATAACGACAGAGGACACTATGGTAAGAGAAGTTTACCGGACTTCCTAAAAGATTTAAGGAAGGAGACAGTTAAGGTAAACAAGGAGTGGTCAGAGATGCTAGGTATAAGCCAAGCTACTGCCACTACTGCTATCAAACCTAGTGGTACAGTAAGTCAGTTAGTTGATAGTGCTAGTGGTATACATACTAGGCACAATGATTACTACCTGCGTAGGGTTAGAGCAGATGCTAAAGACCCTATAGCTAGACTGATGGAAGACCAAGGTATTCCTTGTGAACCAGATGTAATGAAACCAGATAGCGTTAAGGTTTTCACATTCCCAATGAAAGCACCCGATGGTGCTATACTTAGGAATGATAGGACTGCTATCGAACAGTTAGAGTTATGGCTTATGTATCAGAGATACTATTGTGAGCACAAGCCTAGCGTAACTGTTAGCGTTAGGGAGCACGAGTGGATGGAAGTAGGGGCTTGGGTATACAAGCACTTCGATGAGGTGAGTGGTGTTAGTTTCTTACCACACTCAGACCATTCGTATCAACAAGCACCTTATGAAGACTGTACTAAGAGACAGTACACAGCACTAGCTAAGAAGATGCCAGAGTCAGTTGACTGGGATTTGATTAGCGAGTATGAACTAGAGGATACAACAACGAGTACCAAGCAGTTAGCCTGTACTGGTAATGTATGTGAGTTGGTTGATTTAATGGATGAAGAGAGGGAGATAGAATGATTAATGGAATAGTATTAATAATAGTGCTACAAGTCTTAGTTGTTATGATTACTGGCTGTAGTTTTATAGAAGAGAGAATGACCCACTTACAGTGTCAAGCACCAGTTGATTCGTCACTGTGTGTTGGTTGGTCTCGTGATATTTAAGGAGATTTATGAGAGATAAGTTAGAGATGTTCGTTCAGTCTGCGTATGTTATAGCAGGTATAGTTTCTGCGAGTTGTCTAGTCTATATAGTTATGTGGCTAGAAGCTCTTAGAAAGGGGTGGCTTGTATAGCACATTGTGTTAAATAATAAAGGAGAAAAAATGTTAGATAAAATAATGAAGGGTGCTGATGGTGCGATTGATGTTGGTATTAAATTAATCAGCCTGTCTATCGTACTACAAATTATCTTTGGTTCTAAGGTAGCGTTCCTAACTGGGAATGTTATTGGTTCTATACTAGATATAGTGTGGACTTTAGGTAATGCAGGACTGGCAGGTATCATTGCAGCCGGTATTGTCTGGAAGTTATTAGATAAAGATATAACTAATGGCGGAAAGTAAATCCAAAACTAATAAAACTTGGGGTCTCGTCCATCTGGATGGGACTTCCAAGCTCCAAAAAGAACTAAAACAGAAGAGGAAAGATGAGAGGAACCCTAGGCTATGGAGAACAGATTGGCAAAAATGACCCTACCCTACCCCTTGCTTACCCCGAGAAGTCCTCGAGAATCGAAGATTTCGAGCCCACTTTTTTCACAAAACAGGAA